AATACTTCGGATCTAGAGCATTGCCAAATGAGATTCTAGTGTTTGGAGTGTATAAATAGAAGTATGGCTAAACCAAATTCCAGACAAACATTAATCGACTACTGCATGCGGTCTCTTGGTGCACCAGTCATCGAGATTAATGTTGATGAAGATCAGATTGAAGATCGTGTTGATGAAGCGATTCAGTTTTATCAAGAGTATCACTCTGACTCTATTGTTAGGGTATATCTTAAACATCAGGTAACATCTGATGATGTATCTAATGCATATATTACTTTACCAGATAATCTTTTATTTGTAAATAGAATCTTTCCGTTTAGTAGTTCTAAAAATTCTACTGGAATGTTTTCCGTAGATTATCAGATACACTTGAATGATATCTTCGACCTGAATAATGCGGAGGGAATAGTTCATTATGAAATGACTAAGCAGTATCTTTCTATACTTGATCGGCAAGTGAATGGAATGCAGCAACTTTCTACATTCTCAAGACATCAAAACAGATTGTATGTTGAAGCCGACTGGAGTTCAAAGATTGGAGTTGGAGAATATATCATTGTTGAAGGTTATGAAACAATTGATCCAGATACACATAATGATGTTTACAATGATCGATTCCTAAAGAAATATGTGACTGCACTTATCAAACGACAGTGGGGTTTAAATTTAATTAAATTCGAAGGAATGCAATTGCCAGGTGGTGTCACACTTAATGGCAGACAGATCTATGATGATGCAGTCCAAGATATTGAGAAGATTGAAGAGCAGATGCAACTCACATACGAGATGCCGCCAGACTTCTTTGTTGGATAACGCATCATGCCAAGAAATCAATATTTTAGTTTAGGCACAACGTCTGAAAAGAATCTCTATGAAGATATAGTCATAGAGGGTCTTCGTATATACGGGCATGATGTATATTATCTGCCACGAAGTATTATTAATGAAGATGGTATTTTCAATGAAGCATCTCTGAGTGAATTTGGCGAGGCATTTCAAATTGAAATGTATGTCGAAAACATTGATGGCTTTGAAGGAGAAGGTGATTTACTTTCTAAGTTCGGCTTAGAGATGAGAGATCAGATGAGTTTGGTTGTCGCTAATCGTAGATGGGAACAGCTTGTTGGTAGGTTTCAGACTGTACCTGAATCAAGACCTCAAGAGGGTGATTTAATCTATTTTCCATTAGTCAAGGGTTTGTTTGAGATTCGGTATGTAGAAGAAGAGACACCTTTCTATCAATTACAGAATATTCCAACATTCAAATTGAAGTGTGAGTTATTTGAATACTCTAATGAAGCGATTGATACGGGAATTGGAGAGATTGATAAATTCGAAACAGACTTTGCAAGTAGAACCACACTCACTCTTGGAACAGGAACAGGAACATTTGCTACTGGTGAAGATGTCACACAAACAGTTGGCGCTCTTACAATTAGTGGAGAGATCGCTGAGATAAGAAGCGGAGAAGTTGATGTAGTTGGAATCACATCAAGTGATGGAACCAACGTGTCATTCAGCATCACTGGTGACTCTAATGGAAATATAATTGGTTCAACATCCGGCGCGTCTTATGCTATTACATTAAAGGATACATTTAATAACATGGATGAGTTTGATGCCTTTGCAGATAATGAAGAATTTGAATCTATTGGAAATAACTTCATTGACTTCACTGAAATGAATCCATTTGGAACACCTAATATAACATAATGCTTACAGGAAATCACTTTTACAATCAGACACTAAAGAAGTCTGTTGCTGTGTTTGGCACTATTTTCAACAATCTTCGTGTTGTTAAACATGGCGGTGTTGAGGAGAGAGTGCCTATTGCCTATGGGCCGAGACAGAAGTTCTTGGCTAGACTCGCGCAGTCGAGTCGGCAGGATGAGACCATTGCAATCAAGGTGCCAAGATTGAGTTTTGAAATAACTGATTTATCATATGATTCAACAATTAATCTGAATAAGATGAATAAATCACCCTTTTCGATATCGGGTGATCCTTCATCAAGGGCTATCTTAAATCAAAGTGTTCCATACACCTTATCTATAGAGTTAAATGTAATATCAAAGACTCAAGATGAGGCGCTTCAGATAGTCGAACAAATTCTTCCGACGTTTTCTCCAGAATATACAGTGGCGATTAATGATATGAATGGCCCAGGATCGTCAGCGGATGTTCCCATCATACTTAACTCCGTTTCCATCCCAAATGAATATGAAGGTGATTTCGAAACACGAGGTGTTATAATCTACACACTATCATTCTCAATGAAGATTCGTTTCATTGGCACGACAGTTAATAGACCTATAATCCGATCTGTCACAACAGATTTTTATAACGACTTATCTGTAGAGGATACGCCATTAGATGCAGTGGATCGAGTACATACTGAATTAGGTTCTGAAAATGATACACCTGATAATTTTACAACCAAGACTACATTTGGTTTTGATGACTCTCCATAGTTATATATTATGAATAAGACTAAAGATGACATTCTAAATGCTCTTGAAATAAATCTTCCTAGACAATTAAAACAGATAAAAACTGAGGTTGCTCAGACGGAGATTGTTGCTGATACTGAAGAGGATTATGCATATTCAAGGGATAAGATTAAAGACCTTATCGCCAAGTCTGAAGAGGCTATTGATACTATGATGGCTCTGGCAAGTGAGACCGAACATCCAAGAGCCTTTGAAGTTCTATCTGGTATGTTCAAGACCACTACCGATATGATGGATCAACTTATTACTCTACAAAAGAAGAGAAGGGAATTAACACAATCGGAGGAACAGAAACCCGCTGTTGGTAGTACCACAAATAATGCAATCTTCGTAGGTTCAACCACAGAACTACAGAAGTTTTTGAGTAAAAATGATGGATAGTCATAAGAATACTTATCTTGGCAACGCTTTAGTTAAGAGAGATGGTGTTCAAGATAGCTTTACACAAGAGGAAGTTTCTGAGTACGTAAAGTGTATGAAAGATCCGATATACTTTGCATCTAAGTATGTTAAGGTAATATCACTTGATGATGGTTTAATACCATTCACACCATATGATTATCAAGAGAGAATGTTTAAACACTTCAATGAGAATCGATTCTCTATTGTGTTAGCATGTCGGCAGTCTGGTAAAAGTATTAGTACAGTTATTTACATTCTGTGGTATGCAGTCTTTCATCCTGAAAAGACAATTGCGATCCTTGCGAATAAGGGTGCAACAGCAAGAGAGATGTTATCGCGGGTCACATTAGCACTTGAGAATCTCCCATTCTTTTTACAGCCTGGATGTAAGGCTTTGAATAAGGGTAATATCACATTCGGAAATAACACTAAGATTATTGCCGCGGCGACTTCTGGTTCTTCTATTCGTGGTCTATCAGTGAATCTTCTTTTCCTTGACGAGTTTGCTTTCGTTGAAAATGCTGCTGAATTCTACACATCAACATACCCTGTTGTTTCGGCAGGTAAAGAGACTAAGGTGATTATTACATCTACGGCAAATGGTGTTGGTAATGTTTTTCATCGATTATACGAAGGTGCTGTACAGAAGAGAAATGAATTCAAAGCATTTCGTGTAGATTGGTGGGATGTTCCTGGTCGAGATGAAGAATGGAAAAGACAAACCATTGCAAACACATCGGAAATTCAATTTGAACAGGAGTTCGGTAACTCTTTTCACGGCAGATCAAATACTCTAATTAACTCAGATTCTATTCTTGCTTTAAAAGCTCAAGAACCTATAGAATATAAGAATGGTGTTTCATATTATGAAAAGCCCATTGCTGGTCACACATATGTAATGTGCATCGATGTTTCGAAGGGAAGAGGACAGGACTATTCAACATTTAATATCTTTGACGTTCAGTCAGATAGATTTAAACAGGTGTGTACATTTAGAGATAACATGGTATCTCCATTGATATTTCCAGACATCATTGTTAAGATTGCAAATCTCTATAATGAGGCTATTGTTCTTATCGAGAATAATGATGTTGGACAGGTGGTTTGTAATGCAGTGTATTATGACTATGAATATGATAATACATTTATTCAGTCTTCGACTAAAGCTGGCGGTATCGGAGTCACAATGTCAAAGAGGATTAAGAGGATAGGTTGCTCAAATCTAAAGGACATTATCGAACTTGGTAAACTTGAGATTATAGATGCCGATACTATATCGGAGATGGCTACATTTGAGGTTCATGGATCTTCTTATGCAGCAAGTGGAGGCAATCATGATGATCTTGTGATGAATTTAGTTCTCTTTGCTTGGTTTATATCATCCGATGCCTTCGGTAACATACTCGAAATGGATTTAAAGGATATGTTATATCAAGATAAGATAAGAGAGATTGAAAATGATCTATTACCTTTCGGATTTATTGATGATAATAAACAAGGGCCTGTTCGTAATGAGACACATGATAAACTAGTGGCTCAACAGAAGAATTGGTTAGAATTCTAGAGATCTTTATATATATAAATAAGCATGAGTGACGTGAAATAATTCTTGTTATTTATACAAACATCTTATTATACAACTATAACAAACTGAAAGGAACAATATGGGTTTTCAAGTATCACCTGGAGTCGAGGTTAAAGAAATCGACCTAACAAATGTCATACCGGCAGTATCCGCATCAATTGGCGGATTTGCAGGGTATTTTAAATGGGGGCCTGTTGATCAGGTATCTCTTATTTCGTCCGAGAAGGGTCTGATCCAAGCTTTTGGAACTCCAGACACTTCTGTTCTCTATGCTGATCCGTTTTTCCAAGCGGCTTCATTCCTTCAATATGCATCTGCTCTAAAAGTAGTTCGTGGTGGTAACTCCGATACATTCTCAAATGCATCGGATGCAGACAACAGTCTAGATTCACCACTAAATCGTACAGGTGTATGGATTCCTAATCAATCATACTTTGAAGATGTTTTCACAGATAGTGAAGGTGGCACATTTGCTGCTAGATTTCCGGGTGAAGCTGGTAATTCTCTTAAAGTTTATGCTTTGAATACAACCGATTACAACGCATTGATCACCGCGTCTCCACATACTGAGGAAGAACTGAACGTATACAACTCATTTGATCTTGCACCTGATGCAGGTGAAATTCATGTTGCCATCGTTGATGTAAAAGGTGCATTCGGTGTAGCAGGTCAAGTTATTGAAAGACATGTTGGTTTAAGTGTAGACAAAGGTGCTAAGGCCGAGAATGGTGGAAGTAATTATATCAAAGGTGTTATTAATTCGAGATCGAGATATATTTATTGCATCTTAGATGATACCAATGATTTAAATGGAGATTCATTCACAA